CTCAACCTCGTGATGCCTTACGGGAGAGTCGCTGGGTTTGCTCGTCTCGATGGGAACTGTCACGTGGTGTTTCAGGCACGTCGCACAACTCGTTGGGTCTAAGTCATGGAAGTACCCTTCCGGAACGTCTTGATGTCCAATGCACTCAATGCATTTCCGTTTGTTTCCGGCGTCAAACTTGTGAAGACAACACCTCTTGCATTCATCACAGATGTGGTGAGGCAATTGAATGCCGCCTTGGACTTTCTTCGGGTCGCGTGGTGTGTGGTAGGGACACCAGAGTACACCCACGGGATTACCCAAGCAATCCTTCTCGACTGCAAGGACGTGGTGTGACTCTCGGGCGACTGCGTCTTCGAACAGACTTAACATCACATCTTGTGGCGAGGACAATTTCCAAGCATGGATATATCCTCCCATTTTACTCTCGAGCGAGATGTATGTTTCGGGAACCCAGAAGACTCGCACTCCCATGCAAATCTTTTTCAGCTTCTTCGTTTCGGCTTGGAAAAAATCCTGACCGTAATGCAACAGCTCAATCTGAATCGCTCTCACTGCATCAAGAATTGCTTCCTGCGGGTTTGTCTTTTTCTTTTGCCACGAAAGGATATCCGTGACAACATCCCATTGGAGTGGGGCGCGAACGAAAATTCCGTCTCTCACGAACCGTCTTTTGAGGTAAGTCATCTCCTCGAGCGTACCCGTTTCTTCAACTTCTGCACTCTTCGTGGCGGACGTGTAGATCATTCCGAAGTTTCGGAACATCGACTCCTGAATCGACCTCATGTTGTAATGTTTCAACAACATGCCTGCGGCTTTGATGATGTGATCGTCACCAAAGAACTTTTGACGCACTCTTTCATAATGAAGATTTCTGGCTTCAGTCAAAGAATAACCAACTCGCACCATAATGTCGTAAAACAACACACGTTGCAAAATGGCATTGATGTAACTGTTGCCAACCGCTGTAAAAGCAATTCCTGAAATCATCATTTTGAAAAAGCGAATCACGATTATCTTCCCATCTTTCTCAACTGTTTTAAGAGCGGAGAAAATGGCGTGACCAATCGCTGTCCGCGTGTCTTCAAACTCATCATTGTACCACTTGTTGACAAGTTCGACAAAGGACATGCACAATTGAAACGGCAAGGATTTATCCCACGCTTTAATATCTCCGAAAAGATACTCAAGCCCGTCAGGGTCCGCACCATCCAAATCAGCAAGTAACTTTGCCCACTCATCATTGTGGACGTTGATCCCAACAGAGCATTCACCAC